ATTTAGGAAGAGCGTCTCAATGTCAAGCATTGGTGCTAGATTTGCTAGGTAATCCAACACCGATTGTGAATACACTTTACGCGGTAGAAAATAGGTGTACTTGTCTCCATGCATGGATCCTGGAAAAAATGGACTTCCTCCTGGACTAGTGTATGGACTGGGCACTGGAGAAAAGTAAGGGCTTCCGCCTGGACTTGCACTACCTGGATAAAAAAGCATTTGGTATTCCTCTTTGCTTATGTGATTTGCTTGTGCGTGTATTCTATCACCAACGATCGCATAATTAAATCGGTTGATTCCCGGATGGTCGCTTGCATTCATTAATCCAATCAGCTCATCTAAGGTAGAGTGAGTCGGTACAACATAATCCGAATAGAGAGACATGCGAATTATTGTTCCAGGATGAGGTGGATCAAGATAGAAGCCGGCTTCAAAGTCATCTAAGTAGATGCAATCAGCCATGCGTAACCAGTAAAGAGAGTCCAGAGTGACTCCATTGAAATCATTAAGAGTCAGAGACATGTCGCCATTGCCTAGTCCCCAATAGAGTTTCTTAGGGTGTCTTTGTGCTGGATCAGTGTAGGCAACATACTGACCTAAATCTGTATCATATAGCTCAACATCATACAGGTTTTGGCCCATTCCATAACGATTCTTATAGAATGCAATCCACTCAAGTAGATTTTTGTATACGTCAAACTTAACGGCAGCATCTTCATTGTTTAAAACATTGACCTTTGGATAGTAGAAAGGAGTAGCTCCAAAATCCTGCAGTCTCACGTTGGTTAGGTTTGCAAGTTGGTAATTAAACTTGTCCTCAAGTCGAGTGATACCGATAATTTGAGGCTTTTGATCGCTTTGTACTGTGACAAATCTACTAAATGTGCTGATGTTTCCGCTAAAGTCATAGAGCTCAGCAATGATTCGATATTTACCAGCATAAGGTAATACATGAGGCAGCTCATAAAGGTCTATCAGCTTACCCCTAAGGGAAAATGAGTAGGGATTTGGGGTGTCTTGTACTATTCGCCAATTGACTTCATAATAGTTTCCAAAATCAATATTGCCAAGGGTCCAATACGGACTCAATCCTGGAGCAGAGGCTCCTAGCTCACCTATTTGTACTCCTGAAAGGTCAGCTAGGGTGAATCCTCCAGTCTCTAATGTAAATATCACCGGAGCACCAATGACTCTTTCTGGATCATCGCCAAATTCCCAAGTCAGTTTTTTACCAATATCTGGGAATCTCTGATCCCTTATTTCATTGTAAAAAGTCTTGAAGTTGTCAATTATTTTGACAACCTCGTCACGAGTTGAATACCTTTGATTAAACTCAAATGGGTTGTCTGCTCCATTGTTATTGATTCTGCCGACTCCAAAATCTATTCCGCCTGGATCTTGCATCCTAAAAAGTGGATCTAGAGCGCGTAGAGTAATGTCATGATTTATGTCTGGGTATATTGCAACGTCTGCATGATCGTTGAAATTAAGGGTTGAGATCCTGTCTGAATCATTCCAGTTAGCTATTCTTATTCTTTGAAAATAGATGAACTCCCCAATAATGTCCTTGATCTTTACGTTTACCGGTAGAAACTCTAACTTTAGCTTATCGTTTAGTAGATTAAGCTTGTAGAAAATCTCGTTCACAGTAAAATCGGTGGTCTCAACCACATTGGGAATTCCCTCGTAGTCATAAGTGCCGTCCTCCTTTGTGAACTCATAAACTAGAGCAAGAAACTCAGTCTTCTTAAATTGCTTACCCTCACGAATCTGCTTGTTCTTATCGACAAGGTCAAGGGTATCAATCACACTAGCATTTAGGTAATCGCTAATGTCTACCATGATCAATTTATTGGTGTTGGTCGAACGAGGGTTAACATTTTGCCAATATTCTTTAATCTGTAGAACGTCCTTATAACCAAGCATGTTTACAAAATTAGAGAGACCTTTATAGGTTCCGATATATGGGTACACCTGTTCTTTATTGACAAGAAGCTCCTTTCTTATTCGATTGAGCTCAGCGTAGTCTGGGATTGCCTCCTTAATGTCATAGTCCTTTAGGATATTAGCGTCCTCACGTAGGAACCTGATTCCAAAGTTTTGTGCCCACGTCCTATATCTTACGTCCTCCTCAATACCCTCACCGTAAAAATCGATTTGTGCTATTTGGACCTTTCCTGCAAGGCTTGAATAAAAGATGTTGAGAGTTCTTTGAAAGTTTACTTCATTTGTTGGACTGAACGCAATATTTACCTGCAAAGGAAATCCCATATCTAGGGTTCCGCTGGTCGCTGATGAGTAATCTGAAAATGCGACAACTTTAGAGTCTATTTTACTAATGAACTCAGAATCTAATTGAGTGTCCCTAACTACCTCATAGAGAAAGAACTCGTTAGCCGTTTCATTTGAGCTCCAAGAAAACTCTAAGTACTCTCCGACTCCAAGGGTGGGAAACTTCCAAGGAACTCGCCCATATTGAACGTTTTCTAAAATAAACAGGTTCTCATTATCAAAAAGGTAGTTGGATATGCCCTCAAAATAGATCTTACCTTCCCATATATTTGTACTTGTGTTGTACTTTAAGTTGAGGTTACTTCCGAATTTATTAAAGAAACTTAGGTTTTGAACTACCATCCAGGGAAAGCTATTTTTATTATTTATTAGTATCCCTAAATTAGATGCTGTAAATTGAACTTTCACCGCTGGTGCTAAGTGATAGGAATTCTAGCGTCTCGTCTTTATCCAGTCCGGTCTTCTTGTGGATCTTTTTCCACTCTTTAGCATACCCATTTTTACATAACTGTGTAAAATAGGCAAAGGCATTGGGTTTTGCAGATCTGGTCTCGTCAAAACTCTGCCAATACTTAATACAATCGAATATTGCAGACTGTACACAATCTTCCCTGTCGCGATCATCCCTAAAGTAGAGACGAACTACTGCTCTATTTGCAAGAATAATAAAACTGTCAATCGCAGCAGCGCTTAGCTTCCCTGCCTTTTTACACTTTATTATTTCATCGGTGAAATCGTTGTTATTGATGTAGTCTTTGTCACCACGTTTTTTTCTAGCCATCCTTTTGGATTATTTTAGGAGACCATGGATCTTGGTCACACCTAAATAGGCATCTACCATATCGATGATCGGTGAAAGGATCTTATCCCCTTCTATTACCCATTGCTCTTTGTTAATAAGCTTAAATAGGTCAGACTCCTTTACAGATTCGATGATTGGGTCACTTTTAAATTTAGCTAGAATGTCTTGTTTGTTTGCGTTGCCTTTACAGCCAATTGCGTTTTTAAGTTCGCTTGGGCTAAATACAAAAAGCTTGTCGTGATTGAAATTAAGTATTCTGGAGATGAGCTGCTGTTTTAGGATCCCAGTGGCCTGAGCAATATCTACTAGTGAGTTACCGCTTGACCCAAATGAGATTCCTTCTATGCAAACCATACACTCTTCCCCTTTTACTTCATTTTCAATAGCACTGACAAACATGTAGATAGCTTCAAGGTAATTGATCAGCTTGGTTCTTTCAGTAAGATGGTACTCTTGTTCTTTTTTCCTTCGTGAAGTGGTTCTTAGGATCTGGATATTTGGATATGTTGAATTAATGTAATCGTAATTATCAGAATCTTTTTTACGAACTGTAGTATTAGCTAGTGCGATCCACTTAAATTCTTTAAAATCGCGACAGATGCATGCTCCAGGGTACAATATTGAAAAGTCGATGCTGATAATGGTCATTCATAGGAATTATTTTAAGCCTAATCAAGTTATACACTGGGATAGAAAAATAGTTTCATCTAATATAAAGTATTTATTTTTTAAAACCATCACATTTTTCACTAGTATAACTAGGGTGGTGGGTGGGTGTAGCTATATAGTACTAGCTACTTACTTTATTCTTTCTTTAATTATACTATAGTGTTACTCTAGTACTACTCCCAGGCGCCCGTACGCGGGAATTTTTTAAAGACACCGGATTTAGTGTACTATAGTTACATGAGATTAGGATACTGCTGCATAAACCTTACCTTAAAGGACAAGGGAATCACCACTAACCGTGGTATGATTAAAAAGACTTGGCAAACCCAAGGCATTGCACATGCTGCACTGCTTGCTGAGCAAAACTTACATGACATGTACCGGATCCTACAGTGGAACATTACCCAGGACATAAGGGTCTATCGCATGTCCAGTGATATTTTTCCTTGGATGAGCGAGTATCGGTTTGAGGACCTGCCCAACTATGCTGCACTCTGTGAAATAGCTCACAAGATCGGAGAGCTTGCCCACACCCATAACCTTAGGCTAACCTTTCACCCCGGTCAGTTTGACGTTCTTGCATCCCCTACTGAAAGCATCGTCACTAAGACAATATGCGATCTTGATCAGCATGCACGTATCATGGACATGATGGGACTTCCAGCAAATCGTTATTCTGCAATAAACATACACATCGGTGGCACCTATGGTGATAAGGAGTCTGCTGCTGCTCGATTCTGTGAAAATTTCAAAAGGCTAGCTGAATCAACACAAAAGAGGCTGGTTGTAGAAAACGACGACAAAGCAAGCCAGTTCAGCGTAAAGGATCTATACGATCTTGTCTATATAAATACTGCCTGTTCCATCACGTTTGATCATCTGCACCACAGATTTTGCACAGGCGACCTTACTGCTAGGGACGCAGCTCACCTTGCAGCTCGTACTTGGGATAAGGTGACACCGTTACAACACTATAGCAGTTCTAAGATATACGAAGATGCTACTCTACTTGCTCGTTCCCACTCAGATTACGTGTATGAGGTCATACCCGACTATGACATAGTTGCAGATGTTGAAATAGAGGCAAAGGCCAAGGATCTAGCTCTACTCAAATATCGTCAAGACCTAAACCAGATACACGATTATAGTATTGATAGAAGACTCTTAATTACTCCACTAAAACTTAATTTTGAAGAATGAAAATCCTAAATCTAGTACAACCGAATAGCTCAGACATTAATTACAAAATTTCCAGTTTTCCAGACGGGCAACAGGACGTAACTATTATCGATTATCCAAGAGTACCGACCTCACTCACCGAACCTATCACAATCCGATCTAGGTTCAATTCATTCCGGGATCTTGAGATAATTATCTGTGCGACCAAGGCACTGAGAAATTTGGGAATAGAGGAAATTACCCTCTATGTTCCATACATACTTGGAGCACGTAGCGACCGTCAGTTTGTTAATGGAGGTACTTCTTACCTTCGTGACGTTATTGCGCCAATCCTAAACTCTCTAAACTTTAAGCAAGTGCTGTGCTTTGACGTGCACTCAGACGTTGCCGCTGCCTGCATCAACCGACTTAAGGTACTCGATAACACATCACTAGTGACTGCATTCATCTCACGAGAAGCTGAAAAGCAAAACTGCACACCTGCTGAGTTTCTTAACACCTGCATTTTTGTTTCACCGGATGGAGGCAGTCTAAAAAAGATCTACAAGGTTGCAAGTTCTCTAAAATTTGACGGTGAAATACTCACCTGTAGCAAATACAGAGGCACCGATGGTAAACTCAGTAAGACCCATGTTCCTTATCGTATTGACCACTTCTCAAAAAACTTGGTCATCATCGATGACATTTGTGACGGCGGTCGCACCTTCTTAAACATTGCAGATGAGATCAAAAGGACTCAACCTGAAAGAACTGGCAAGACATATCTAATCATCTCACACGGAATATTCTCAGCAGGGCTTGATGACTTGCGCAAGTCGCTAGACGGAATCTACTGCAGCAATAGCTACTCAGACATAACTGATCCGTTAGTCACTCAACTTGGAATATTCTAAAAACATCTATCTAAATGAATAACTACACCGAAGTTTATGGGGATCTAATTGCCCTAGCTAAAGAAGGAAAATTTGATGTGATTGCGCACGGTTGCAACTGCCTTTGCACAATGGGAGCAGGATTGGCTCCACAAATGGCCTCTGCCTTTGGCTGTGACCTATTTCCACTAGAAGATATAAAGTACAAAGGTGACATCAATAAACTGGGTCAAATAGAAGCCCATCTCATCTCTCGCATGGACATGGAAAGAGGTGTCTTTGTGATCAATGCATACACTCAATACTCCTATGGAAAAAATCATACAGATGGAGTTGACACACCAGTAGATTACGAGGCAATCACACTTTGCATGCGTAAGATCAATCAAAAATACAAAGGCTTGCACATTGGGCTACCGATGATTGGCGCAGGTCTTGCTGGTGGAGACTGGGAAAAAATCAAGCACATCATTAAACGTGAGCTAAAAGATTGTATAGTAACTATAGTAATATTTAAAAAGTAAAAACAAACTATGTTTAAACCCCCTGCAATATGGTATGCCGATGGCTATAAGCTCGGCCACAGGAGAATGCTCGCTAAAGGAACAACAAAACTTTACGGCACCTGGATTCCAAGAAGCGTAAAATACGCTCCAGGAAACATTAAAAAGATCGTATCCTTCGGCCAACAACTGGTCATGCGCTGGTTACACGATGAATATGCAGAAAACTTTTTTGCCCTCCCTAAGGAATCTGCAGTAAAGTTCGGTATGGACATTTCTGCATACCTTGGCATGCCATATGATGCCTCTCACTTTGAGGCTCTTCATGATCTTCAATACCTACCAGTCAGGGTAAAATCTTTACCTGAAGGTATCGAGACTCTACCAAACATTCCTCACATGACATTTGTCAATACGGTTGACGGATTTGCCTGGCTGACCCTTTACTTGGAGACAATCATTTCTTCTCTTGCATGGAAGCCTTCGACATCAGCAACAATTGCTCTACAATACCGTAGAAACCTAGTAGAGTGGGTAATGAAAACTGACTCTAAAAATGCATGGCTAATTGACTACATGGCTCACGATTTTAGTGCTCGCGGACTTTCTCCTTGGGATATGCTCTCCTCTGGCCTAGGTCATGCATCTTCACACAAGGGATCCGATACAATTATCGTGATCCCAGCTGCTCGCTATTTCTATGATGAGCCAGAAAATCAGGTTTGCATCAGTTCAGTGAATGCCTCAGAACACTCAGTGTCAACCACTAAAATATTCACAGTAGGCGAGCAACAAATGATTGCCGATTGGCTGCAAGACTTTCCAACAGGAATACTTTCAATAGTAGCAGATACATTTGATTTGTGGACACTTATTACTAAGTATCTTCCAGCTAACAAAGACGCTATTATGGCAAGAGACGGTAAACTCGTAATACGTCCTGACTCTGGTGATCCTGTAGATATTATTTGTGGAGAATTTGAACCATATCGAGTTATCAAAAAGGAAGATATTAATAAACCATTTATTCTTCCTGAAGGGGAAAAATTCATTTTCCTTGAGGATAAAAATACAAAATATTACACTAAGACTAAGGATGGTTTTGTAGATTATGTATATCAACCAAAACACAAAGGAGTTATAGAACTACTTTGGGAAATATTCGGAGGAACAGTAAACGAACAAGGTTACAAAGTACTTGACCCGCATATCGGAGCAATATACGGCGATTCTATCACGCTCGACCGCCAAGTAGAAATCTACAAATGTCTTGAAGCTAAAGGTTTTGCCGCTACTAATATTGTACTCGGTGTAGGATCTTACACATATCAATACAACACACGTGACACTTTCGGCTTTGCTGCTAAAGGTGCCTGGTTTGAGGCTGACGGAAAAGAGTATGACATCTACAAGGATCCGGTGACAGATAACGGTACTAAAAAATCTCTAAAGGGTCTTGTTGCAGTCTTTGAAGAAGACAGAGAATATGCGGTAAAAACTCAGTGCACTCACGAAGAGGAAGCTACAGGTCTCCTACATACAATCTATGAAGACGGTAAATTCTACAACCAGACGACCCTAACTGAAATCCGTCAAAGAATTGCAAGCATATCTTAACATTTTTTCATTAACAATTATAAAACACAAAATGCAGTATTTACACTATCTACCGTACGCTCTATTGCTAATTCCGGTATTAGCACTCGTCTTCTATCAGTTCACCCTACGCGCTCTACTCGGAATGGTAATAATTCCCGAGGACAAGATCGGACTGGTGACTAAAAAATTTGTCCTCTTTGGTGAAAACAAAACAATGCCCGATGGCAAGATCATTGCACTAAAGGGAGAACCAGGCTATCAAGCTAAGACCCTTGCTCCAGGTCTCTATTGGTTCTACTGGCCATGGCAATATTCAATCGATCAATCACCACTTGTAGTGATCCCTAAAGGTAAAATCGGATTGCTTTCAGCAAAGGATGGAGACTCTCTTCCAAAAGGTGCAATCCTTGCTAGACACGTAGATTGCGATGACTATCAAGATGCCACTGCCTTTCTTTCCAATAGCGGACAAAGAGGTAAGCAGGTAGGCTACCTTAATAACGGAGTCTACCGAATCAATACCTTCTTATTTGATGTGACTGTTGCAGATCTTACCTATATCGAAGACGGACAAATCGGAGTCATTACTGCTCTTGACGGTAGACAACTTGAAATCGGTACGATTGCTGGTAACGTAATTGAAAAACACAACAACTTCCAAGACTTTGATAAGTTCCTAGAAGGTGGAGGTCAACGTGGTCTACAAGAGCAGGTCATTCAAGCCGGTAACTACTCCCTGAATCCATGGGCAGTACAGGTAGAAAAGGTGCCGATGACTCAAATACCGATAGGTAGCGCAGGAGTAGTGATCGCATATGTCGGAAAAGTTGGAACCGATGTTACCGGTGAGAGCTTCAAGCACGGAAATATCGTAAGTAAGGGAGAAAAAGGAGTTTGGGCGACTCCGCTTGATCCTGGAAAGTATGCAATAAACCCATACACCCATAAAATAGAAGTAGTACCAACTACTAACCTCGTACTTAACTGGGCATCCGGTCGAAATGAGTCCCACCGACTCGATGAAAAGCTGAGCACAATCACAGTACGTTCTAAAGACGGATTCCCTTTCAACCTAGACGTATCCCAGATCATACATATCCCTTCAAACGAAGCGCCTAAAGTGATCGCAAGATTCGGTTCAATGCAGAATCTGGTATCTCAAGTTCTGGAACCAACAATCGGCAACTACTTCCGTAACTCTGCTCAAGACTCAGACGTCATCTCATTCCTTTCTACAAGACAGAATCGCCAAGATGCTGCAAAGGAGTCAATCAGCAAAGTGCTAGAAGAATACAACGTACATGCAGTAGACACCCTGATCGGAGATATTGTGCCACCAGAATCGCTGATGAAGACTCTTACCGATCGTAAGATCGCAGAGGAAGAGAAGGTGACATACGATACTCAACGTAAAGCTCAAGACCAACGTAAGACTCTTGAATCAGCTAAGGCACTGGCTGACATGCAAGGAAAAATGGTTGCAGCACAGCAATCCGTTGAAATCTCCCAAAGAGAAGCCGAAGCTGCAGTTAAAAAATCTGAGGGTGAAGCAAAAGCCCTTGAACTAAAGGCCTCAGCTCAAGCAAAAGCAAAAGTGATGACCGCAGAAGCCGATGCAAAACAAATAGAACTCACCGGTGACGCTGAAGCTAAAAAGATCGCAGCGATAGGTAAGTCAACCGCTGAAGCCTATGAACAACAGGTAAAAGCAATGGGTGGAGACAACTTTGCTAAATTCAAGATCACTGAGGAAATCGGTAAAAACGGAATCAAAATCATACCAGAAGTGCTTATCTCAGGCGGTGGAGATTCTGCAAATAGCTCTATCAGCGGTCTCCTTGGAATGCAACTCTTGGAAGTGCTAAATTCTAAAAAGGCACCACAACAAAACGCTCCAGCAGATCCTACTAAGACCGTATAAGTAGAATACAAAAAAGAAAAATGATAGCTACTTATAAACCTACAGATGGAGACCCGAATTTTGTTCGGGTCTCTATTTTTTTAGCAGGCTCTATTGAAATGGGCACTGCTGAAGATTGGCAAACTACACTTACTGATTCCTTTAAGGACCTTAACCTGGAAGATGTTGCTTTTTTTAATCCTAGACGCGACGATTGGGATTCTACTTGGGAACAGGATCAAACTAATCCTCAATTTAATTATCAGGTAAATTGGGAATTGACTCACCTAATGAAAAGCGACATAATTTTTATGTACTTTAGTCCTCTAACAAAATCACCTATCTCTCTTCTTGAGTTGGGACTATTTGCAAACTCTAAAAAGATGATTGTATGTTGTCCTAAGAGCTTCTGGAGAAAGGGCAACGTTGATATTGTCTGCACCAGATTTGGAATTCCTCTATTCAATGATTATCGAGAGGCTGTCGGGGCACTAAGAACGCTAATCGAAACTAAATACTATACACATGGATAATAAAGCACCTAATTTATTACAGGAGGCAATAAAGTATGTTATTACTGAAGATTCAGGATTTGTTGCTCAATCAGTCAATCTTCCTTCTATGATTGTTCAAGGAGACAGTTTAGATGAACTTGATCGAAAATTGAGAATTCTTCTTAAGATGCATATAAATCATCTTACGGAAATTTTGGAACAGCCTTCTCCTTTTTCTTACTATCAGGTAAATGACCTGCTTAGTGAAATCAATACTAAACTCATGAAGCCAACTTCATTAAATAATTAACATGGGACTATCCGATAACGAAAGAATTGAAAAATCTATTTGGGCAGCCAATCGCATCACCTCACTTGCCCTTAAACTTAATTCAGGATCCACCGATTTCTCAAAATGGGAAACTCGAGATCGAGTAGATAGACTTAAGTTATTGTGTCTTGACATAATTCCAGAAATGTCAGCTAGGTCTGGAAACAGTGCATACTGGCTCCTTGGCTCTGATTCTGAAGTCAGCCGAGTAAAGACTACACTATTTTCAATCGCGTTATATGACAAGATTCGATATACGATGACTCCGGAAGCAGATGCTGCAATTGAGGAAAAAAAGAAGGGCTTACCAGACATGTGGGGAAAAGAGATTCGCAAAGAAGAACGTAAGTATTTTGAAGTCGATGGCTATTTGACAGATCAGGGCTCCACTGTCTATCAAATATTTCAGTGGTGCGAGTCCTTTCAATATGCTTCCAATCGATATGATGATGATCTTTCTTCCAAGTATTACAGAGTAAACTCAGTAGTTTCTCATATAATGAATGAGTGCTTCAATGTATTTAATAACGAACCGCAATTTGCTGAAGCCTACCTAAAATCTATTCTTTTTCCCAAACTTTTAGGCACTAACCAATATGGAAAGTACGAAAGCTGGGATGAACTCACTCGATTCATAATAAAGAATCACCTTCAATATTCTTTTGTCAACTATGGGAATAGTGAGCATGTGCCATTTCTACTGGATCAGCTAAAAAAGTGGAACGTTGAGCTTGATAAAAAATCAGATATGCGCTCTCGATTTAATATTTGGATCCGCCTGATTGCCAATAACTTTGATTCAGACCATTCAAAGAAACCGTTAATTGATCTTTGTAAAAAGCTGAAGATTGATTATTCAAAGAAGGTCAAGCCGATTCTTGATCGTGCAGCAAAAGAAAAAAAGGCAGAGACTGATTTGCGTAGTCGTTTAGATAAGGAGGATAGCAAACAAGACTATGTAGACCTAATGGAAAGGGAAACTTCACCATTTCACTTTGAATGGAACAGTGATTAATTTAATTATTTGCAAAATAATAGTATCTTATTTAAAAAAATAGAGATGAAAGAAAGTAAATCTAAATTAATAAACTCGCTAATAATCGCGATTGACGCTCTAAAGAATGACACAATTTTCTATGACTGGTCAAATCAGTGTTCCTGCAATGCCGGCGTAGTCTCACAGGCAGTTCTTGGAATAAACGCAAGCAAGCTCGATGAAATGAGAGAGGACGTGTTTTTAGTAATGAAAACGGTGAATGCTTCTCGTAAAGAAAATAACCAAAAGGAGCTTCCTTGGACCTGGAAAAATGCAGTACAAAATTCGTGCTCAATCACAGGTAAAGATCTTCCCAAAATAATTCGCGACCTGGAAGCAGCCGGTCTAACTCGTTCTGATATCGTTCACCTTGAGTACCTTGAAAATCCTGCAATACTTGCAGCAAGTGGAATCAAAAAGGTAAAAACAGTGAATCGAGTAAAGGTTGGACAGACTGAGCGTACCGAAATAATACCTTCCTCTTCTTTCATCGGACGACTCCTTGGCAAGAAGATACACAAGGCCATTGTCGAACCAATATACGATGAAACTGTGACTGAAGAGTATCCTACTGAGTACTTTCAAAAGAAGGAAAACCTAATTCTCTACCTTTCTGCTTGGGTGAAGATCCTTCAGAATGAAGCTCCTCTTGCTACTGACTCTCAACGACTCAATGCTGAGTTACTCAATGCCGTAGCTGATGAAAATTACGAAAGAGCTGCTGAAATTCGAAACCAATTATCCCTTATCCATGAATGATAAAAAAATAGTACTAAATCAGATCCGTACGCCGGACGGGACCATACTAAGATCGATGCATCGCCATGATTTTACTCTACATAAAGATGCAAACGGTCTGACCTACATGGTAGACGGCGGTAATGACTACCTTCATCGTAACGTGCATGAGTCGGCTCCATACGAAGAGCTTACTGTTTACTCAGATGCTCCTTTTGAAGTCATTCGTGAGAGCTTTCACCGAGGCGGAAGAGGAAAGGACGGAACTCAGCCTTTAACTTGGACACCTTTGCATAAAATGAGTAATCCATGGCTTGAAAATTGTATAATCTACAATGAAAAGCTTGGCATGGCTGACTCTTTTCCTAGCAAAATGTATGCCAAGGAACTTGAATACAGAGAAAAGAACAACATCTACATAACTGACTCAGAATGAAACAGATACCTGGAATAATATTTAGGCCCTGCTCTCTTAGCGTAGAAGAGTATGAAGCTAAACTTGCAGACACTAAATCTTGGACTCAGTCTAATTTTTATGAAACATACAGTGATCACATTGCGGCAATGGTTCTTGTTGCAGACTGTGCAAAGATCTACATACTTAAAAATTATGAAAATGTAACTGACTGGAGTCAGCTTGATGTGACGATATTTAGCAGAGCCAGCGGAGAATCTACTAGCTATTACAATTATGAAGCCACACGTGAGCGTAGAGCTAAACTTGAATCCAAGTTAAATGAATCCTCCCATGGCAAATCAAGAATCTCTGCAAAAAGCCACTCAAGCAAGGCAGTTAATCGTCTCCTAGATAGAGTGGAGGCCACTCGAAAATTAAGGCACAATCCAATATCCACTCTCACTGATGTTGTGCTAGATCCAACAGATGGCGATTTTTCATTGATAATAAACGAAAAGGATCACATGTGGATCCAGGACGAAGCTATCATTATTATCGCACAATACATAGAAAACCAGCTACAAAAATAATCACACATACATGTACACCCAACCTGAACTCTCAAAGATGGTATTCTTTGACCTTGAAACTGCATCAACTTATGCTACGCTAGACGACCTACGATCTGTCAATTCAAAAATGGCAGAGCTTTGGGAAAAGCGTTGCGAATACCTTCGTAGCAGGTTTGAAGAAAATAAAATGCTCAGCAATGATGAACTCTATGTCGAAAAAGCAGCGCTTACTCCTGAATTTAGTAGAATTGTGTGCGCATCCTTTGGCCGTCTCTCTTTTTCGACTGATGACATTACTGGTACGACTTCTATCATGACAATAAAAAGCTATGCATCAGACGATGAGGCAGAAGTTCTAGCCGGTATCAAAACAGTTTTTGAAAAATTTGCATCGTACAAATTCGTGGGCCATAACATCAAGAGATTTGATGTACCTATGATGTGCAAGAGAATCATAATGTCAGGCTCACCTCTGCCTAAGGGTCTTCAACTTACTAACCTTAAACCTTGGGAAATGCCGCTAATTGATACTTCTGAAATATGGAGCTTTGGCGCTTGGCAAGAGGGTTTTGCTTCGCTTGAGTTGCTTGCGACAAGTCTCGATATTGCTACCCCTAAGGACGATATTAGAGGTGACAAAGTCGGCATGGTCTTTTGGAAAGAAAAAAATGTCAAGCGCATTGCCACATACTGCCAAAAGGACGTGCTTACTGTTGCGCAAGTCTTACTAAAACTATCAAATCTCCCGGTAGTAGAAGACTTTCAGTTGCAAACCACATAATTTTTGGAATCACTATTAAACTACTTTATTGATCCTAACTTTAGGTTCGATGAAGAATCACATACTTACACTTACCTAGATCCTCAAACCGGAAAGCCTGTACAGACTTTTAAATCTGTTACGGGCTTTCTTAGTCAGTTTAAACCGGAATTCAATTCTGATTTTTGGGCAAAGAAAAAAGCCCAGTCGACTGGCAAGACCAAGCAGGATATTCTTAACGAGTGGCAAAAGACTTCTGAAATTGCAATGGATCTAGGTACTGCCGTTCACAAGTGGATTGAAGACTACTATAACGGCACCAATCCTCCTCTGCCTGAGGATCCCATTATCCTTTCTCGAGTAAATTCTTTTCTTTCTCTTTATGAAGAGCGACTACATAAACTGACTCCAGTAAAGCAAGAGTTTCGACTCTTTTCCAGAAAATGGGGTCTTGCAGGAACAACTGATGCGCTATTTCGAATGGGACAGGATTATTATGTCGGCGATTGGAAGACTAACAAGAAGTTTACAACAGATCGGGATCCAAAGGGCAAATACAAGAAACTCCTTTGGCCGTTTGACGACCTTTGGGAAAACTCGCTAAACGTATATTCAATACAACTAAGTCTATATCGACTGATCCTACAGGAGGAAGCCGGATTTGAAACCAAGGGTGCTTTTCTAGTGTGGATTGGACCGGAATCAAAACCTTCGCTTCACAAAACAGTAGATCTTAGAGAAAGACTTTACACCTTTTTACAAAAAAACAATTAATATAATGAGTACTAATGCAAGAGTAATCCTCTTTGGTTCACAATCCAGAGACGCTTTACGTAAAGGAGTGAATACACTAGCCGATGCGGTTAAGGTGACACTTGGACCCAAGGGAAGAAACGTTGTCCTTGGAAGAAAAAATCAATACGCTATCACTAAGGACGGAGTTAGCGTTGCTCGTGAGATCTTTCTAAAGGATCCTTTTGAGAATCTTGGTGCACAGATGGTAAAACAGGTAGCGTCAAACGTTGCACAAGAAGCCGGAGACGGAACCACTACCGCGACCGTTCTTTCTCAAGGAATACTCAATCGCGGTATGAAACTGATCGAGTCTGGCCATGATCCAATGGAACTCAAAAGAGGTATTGATTCTGCAGCTGAGCTTGTAAAATCTTACCTTGAGGCAGATGCAGTAAAAGTCGAAGACATTGACAAGATAAGAGACGTTGCTACTATTTCTGCAAACGGAGATACCAGGATCGGACAAATAATCTCTGATGCCTTAAAGGCAGTTGGATTTGATGGAGTCGTTACTGTTGAAGACAGCAAGACCCACGAGACCTACATGGATCTTGTTCAGGGGATGCAATTTAATAGCGGTTACATGTCTCCATACTTTATCACTGAGATGACCAAGTTTGAGGTTGACTTTACTAACCCATACATCTTGATCTACAACGGTAAGATCAAAAACCTAAAGGGTCTCATCTCGATACTTGAATTTACGACTAGTGCTAAACGTCCACTACTCATCATTGCAGATAATATCGAAGGAGATGCCCTCCAGACCCTTATCTTAAACCGAGTCAATGGAGTATTAAACGTGGCGGCAGTACGTTCCCCAGGATACGCAGAAGGTAAAAAAGCACAGCTTAAAGATATTGCTACTGTTGTTGGTGCAACCGTTCTTTCTGAGGACGAAGGCCATGAACTTGCAAATCTAAATCCTGCATCTATCCAAGAAATCTTGGGTTCTTCTGAAAAGGTGATCGTCACTGTTGATAAAACAACAATCGTGAACGGTACTGGAACTGCTGATTCCATTGCAAATCGAGTAAACGAAATAAAGTCACAAATCGAATTTAAGGATAATGAGTCTGAAAAGCTCATCCTTAAAGAGAGACTTGCAAAGCTTGAAGGAGGCGTTGCTATCCTAAAGATCGGAGCTTACAGCGATGTTGAACTGAAGGAGAAAAAAGATCGTCTTGATGATGCCCTTAGCGCTACTCGCGCAGCGATTGACGGAGGAATCCTTCCAGGTGGAGGAGTTGCTTTACTCAATGCAAGCATGAAACTGCAGGCAGCTATCCAGTCAGGTGAAGTTAAATTCAGCAATGACGGTGAGCTGATCGGTGCAAAGATCCTAATCGATTCTTGTACTGAACCTCTTGCGGCTATCTTAAAAAATGCAGGACTCAGCTTTGATGTTGTGAAAAATGAAATAGCATCCCAAAAAAGCAAAACATTTGGACTAGACGTAAGAAATAACGTTTATGTTGAAATGGTAGACGCTGGAATCATCGATCCTCTAAAAGTTACACTATCTGCTCTTGAAAATTCAGTTTCTATCGCAGGAATGATGCTCACTACTGAATGTACCCTGATGGAAGAAGCTGGTGACAATAGTATTAAGGTTGAAGCGTAATACGGCCATTTTGCGTTCGATTTTAATTGAAAGGCAGCCATTTAGGCTGCCTTTTTTGTTTCTGATAAATAATATAAGAAAATAACACTCAGATTTGACTTCTGTCCTAGACATATTAATAAACGAGATAGCTAATGTCCTACGAATCCCACCCAGTGAAGTTAAGAGTAAGTTTACAGATGATCAATTAAAGGACTTGCTAAATTCCACCTTGTGTGAGCCGGTTGACGAAGTCGGTGCTCCATTTGGTGCAATTAGCGAGCTTCCATGTGATGATCTGGCAATCCCAAAATTACTTCAAGCACTTCCCACAGATGCCGTTAAAAATCAATACGATGCTCTTGTAAAAAAGGCAGTCACAAATGAGGCAAAAAAGTGTATTGATGCAGTAGACCGAGTGACTAGCGATCTTCAGGTTCAAATTGAGAACTATCACAAGTACAAGAACCTGCTTGATAAGTTAATTGAGTATAAGGATAACTTTATACCGATCAAGTATTATTATGAGGAGCGATCAGCTGAGATGTCCAGAATACTTGGCGATTTCGATCCTCTGCTTACCAAGCTTAATGGTCTAACTCAATCGTTAAATAGTAAGAAATCAGATCTTGCAAACCTGATAAATTCAATCACTCCTAACTCAAATACTAGCGCTTACTCTGTTTCAGTTGGGAATCTTAATTCTGAGATCGCTGACCTTGAGTCTGAGATCTCAGCCACTCAGGCTTTACTTGATTCCAAAGACCAGTCTGTGCCTATCTTAAATGATGCTACTTACCAAAAGATAATAGATTACTTGGGATCTCCAAATGCAGACCCTGCATACATTTCACAGAATATTGCTCTTCTCTACAATAACTATGTAGATCAAAATCTTATTGAATCGGTCGATTCCCTTTTTCTTCAATACTCTGAAGGTATTCGAGCAAAGATAATAGATCAGGTACCAACAACAATCCAGCAGGCCGTAGACACTTCTTACTTTAGCTTTAGTATATCCATTCCACAACTCGATACTTTTAAGTTTGAGAGCGAATCAGTTGACCGAAAGACTGGAGATAGAAAGTCTAATGTGATTGACTTTCCAATACGTAAGAATCCTCTGCTTGAAAAGCAAACTTTCTTTGAGGACTCAGACCAATTTAAGGTTTACGAGTTTGAGATAAGAAATAACGTGCACCCAACTGGTGACATATACACAAAGTACTACAACCTGCTAAACGACCCACTAAACAACTTTTTTACGCTAGACGATCGCGGTCTAACGACTGAAGCCTCTGCAGTCGATCCTCTAGTTAAGGGCACTTCTTCTGAAAAGAAGAGGGAAGCCGGTTCTGAGTACTTTATTAAGGATCTCAAAAAGTTACAAGATTTTTATCAGTCATTTGAGACGACTCTTGAAAATAAAAAGGCTCAGGTGAGAGCCGCAGTTATCAGTCCAAAGCAAGCAGCAATCAAACTCACGATGCAAACAATTGCACGCAAGGAGATCCAATTTGCATTGGCTCTTGGCAGAGTGAATGTGTATCTACCGAGCCAAAACAGTGCAACTTCTGGAGTCATTGAGACTATTAAGCGTCAAAATCAAGAGTTTCTTCAAAAGGCAACTGACCTTGACCAGGAAATTGCTAGGGTCCAGTCTCAAGTAGATAAGTTAAAACCTACCCCAGATAACGTAAAGGCTTCTTTGAAGAAGGAGAGCCCTGAGTGCTTTGATAAAATTGATCAGCCTGTACAGAATTGTGGAGACACATCAAATAAATTAGGATCTGACCCACTATATGTAAACACAATAAAAAATGGCAGCGATCCGACTCTACCTAATTCTACCCAATTATGTTATTGGATGGAATTTGCAAAGGTCGCAAATCTACTTGGATTGCTGCCCATACCAAATCTGCCGAACATCACTGAATTGAGGTATTGGCCAGTTGGCCTTACTATTCCTACTCCTGGAGGTTTAATTAAAATACCTTTGCCGGTAATCTGGCTTCCTCTAATTGTGATCTCTACACCGATGGGAAGTATTGTTTTCTTTTTGACAATCAACGGTGTCTTTATATCGCCGGTCATATTTTTTGTTTCAAGCAACGGATTTAAACAGCACATATTTACCATTAGGGGAACCTCACCAAAGTTTGGATACTCTTCACAAGACGAATCCATCAAACCCGGAGTTCAGATGCCTCTTGCTGCTCTTGCTGCTGAACAAAAAGCAAATCGACTTGCTCAAGAACTTGCGAATGGAGCCAACTTTAATCTTAGTCCTACTCAACTCGTGCAATTAAATCAGCAGAGAAATATTTTAAACGAGGCTGAGTCGATTGCAACCAAATATGGAAATTCAAATCGACTCATGAAGATCGCAAAGGAGAAGGCCAATCTTGAGCAGTCAATTTCAAACCTCACTGATGCTGAGAAGTTGCAAAAGATGATCGATAAGACTGACTCAATTAAGGACGTTATTGAGGACGCAAAGAGGTCGGTGTTGCAGAGAATTGACGATCTTGGCAAACCTGTAATGTCAACTGCAAACTCAATTAAATCCAAGATAACTGATAGAACCGCGAGGCTCCTTTCTGATCTTCAATCTGCCCTAGTCAATGGTGACGATACAAAGGCAAAAGAGATCCGTGCTCAAATGAAAAGCGATGGAGTTTCGCTCGATGAAAAGTTGGGAGCGATACGCTCTGACTTAATGCACTACTTTGATAGGATCACCTTACCTACTGTCACAATACCTAAGGATTCTTCTACTCTTGAACCTAAGCAAAACGCAATACTTGATTTTCTAGCGCATATCCTTGAGTTCTCTAGCATGTACAGGACTCAATTCATCTCACAAGAAAGTGTCACTGTTAAAAATATATTGCTTGTTCAGCTTGCAAAAAGTAAAGACGCTCTTAAACAGGTCGCTCTAGATTCAGCACAAAGTAACAATCAGCTAAACATAGAGAAGGACTTTAATAAAGTACAAAAGCTAATATTAGAGATAAACTCGACTCTTATCGATACAGTAAGTGGAAAGAGGGATCTTGGTAGTCTTTCAGCAAAGCAACAGGAAGTCGCTGACCTTCAAAAAAGAGTAAATTCAGAAACCGATCCCGCAGCAAAAGCCAAGCTGCAAACACAATTAGCCAAGAGTCAGGCTCAGCTTTCCAATATTTTTGAAAACCAAAGAATAAAGGAGATCCTTGCACTGACTCCAGAAGTAATTGCAACTCTTTCAAGTCTTAAAGTCGAGTTTGATCCTTTTGCTCCATGCTGCGCCAAGAAAGCATTCTCACTGGACCTGTCTGGAATATCACCGGCAATTCCAGTGTTTGAATCGGTTAAGCTATTGCTAGATCAATATGTGATGGGGCTCTCTCCTCAAAACATAAAGTCACTATTTGGAGGTAAGTCCAATATTTCACCTAGGGAACTTGTTAGCGGATATATTGGGATCATTAAAAATAGCATACCGGCTTCCCTAAGCATACCTGCTCCTGCAATAAATCTGCTCACCTTTGCCAGTTCGTTTGCTGGAGTTCTTACGTCTCTATTTGAGATAAAAGTACCAAACGTTGCACTCGAACCAGCTCTTCCTGCAAGGATCTCGATCGATCTAAATATCTTAAAGAAAGTCCTAGCCGATGCGCTTCTTGCCTTTTTAAATAATTCTTTGCCTCACGAAAATTCAGCATCTGGTCCGACTCCACAAAGTATAAGTTCAGCAGCCGGTCCCGTTGTAAATGGCTCATCCGGCCACGCAACAGTAGATCCTTCAATCACCATAGTGAATTGTGATACCGATACTTCACAAACTTCAATACTGTCTAATGGGAACTATGATCCAAATCATGTCCCATTAATCAAGTCTCCAACTTCTTCACTATACAGCTCTGGAAATATCCTAGTTGCATCTGATCGTGACATACTGCCAGCATTTCAGACTCTGGCATTTGACTTTTTGAGTCTTAATCCAGGAGATCTACTTGCAATCCTTAAGAATTTTGTGACACTTGGCTTTGATACGGTAGAGCACTTGCTTGATCCTTTTTATCAAATACTTAGCGCAATAAAAGGTGCGCATGGAGTTAACCTAAACTTGCTAGAATCTGTACAATACTTGATTCCACCAGGAGGACCTCCTGCATTTGCCACATTTACTGCATTTGCTAAGGCCAAACAGTTTTCTCCAAAATCCTCTAACTTCAACATAATTGACGCTACTAAAGTGGAAGCACAATTGGGCATCGTTGAATCTGTGATGTCGCCTATTGCAAACTCTCCACTACCGACGATACTTGTAGCTGGCGCAGGCGCTCTTGATTCCATTTTGCCCGTTTTAAAGATTCCACAAGTTAGTTCTACTGGTACTATATCGACGACTGACTCTAAGGTTGCATCGTTGGCTCTTCGTAGCATACACCCTCTGGTAAGTCAAGACGATATTCCTTCATGGGAAAGACTGAGCCCTAAAAATATCCTTTTCCTGCTCTTTCTTGATGAGTTCTTGGCAAACGGTGCAGATAAGCTTGGATTATTTCGTGCATATTTATAATTTTTCTAAAACTTTTTACCAGTTTGGTGATATAAATTACTTATAAAAATCACTGAATGAATCCATTCCTAACAACTGAACTTGACCCGTTTGCAAAGGTCGGAAAATACAACGAATCTATCTCTCTAACTGAGGACGATAAGAAGAATAAAGTAAGAGTCTATTGTCAAGAACCATACGCTCAAATGCTATACGATATGATGAGCGGTCGTGAATCTTCTGGCGTACAGAAGATCACTAGCAAAGACCTTACTGAAGGTGAAGTTTACAAGGTAAGACCCAAGACACTATACACTGATGACAAGACTCTTCTTGTTGAAGAAATAAACTCAGGAGTAAGTATTTGTATTCCTCTCAAGGAATACTCAAAACCACTTGAGGATCTTGTTTCAGGAAACATCAAGGACTTTTATGTTACCCTATACAAGGTGACAAAAAGCGGAGAGTATTTTGGATCAGAGAAGAAGGCACTTTCAGTTACCTACAAACAGGAACTTTTTGATCACCTTAATAACAGCACTTGGTTTGACGTGAAGATCAAGCGTTTGATAAAAGGCGGTTACCTTGCGATCTATCAAAACGAGGTGGAGTGCTTTATTCCAGGATCGCATGCAGCAGCAAACGTTGTTCATAACTTCAATGACATGCTTGGTAAAACTCTTACTGTCATGGTGGATAACTACGACGCTGCAAACGACCTCTTTATTCTTTCTTACAAGAAGTACATTGCCAAGTCAATGCCAACGATGATCAGCGAACTCAGCTTCGATGTTCCATACGCTGGTGTACTTACCAATTCTCCATATGACTTTGGAGTATTCGTAGAAATCGACGGATATTACACTGGACTCATCCACAAATCTGAGTTCCAGAACTACGATGAGATTCGTAAGACTCTAAGAGCCGGTGATAAGATCCAGGTATACGTTAAGGACGTTACTCAAAAGGGAGACCAATACAGAATAGTTCTTACCTTGGACCAGTCTCAAGTAAGCACTGAAAAGATGCAGTGGCAGACTCTGCGTAACAGGACCGAAAACCAAAGCTTCAAGTACACAGTTAACGAAAATAAAAATTCAATATCAATAGAAATTGATGGAGAAAAGTTTGATGTCTCTTTGAAGAGACAAGACCTAAAAGATAACCTCAATCGTTATCCTCTGGTTAAAGTATTTAAGGTCGACCCTATCAAGAAGAGCCTTAAATTTGAATTCGTAGAAGCCTAATCCAATTTTTTAACTTAGACAAGACACTCCCTAAAAAGACTCTTGAATAAATAATCAAGATGATCTAAAGTCCTATCACTTACTTAATTTTTTTGATGCTCACGCACTTACGAGTTATGTTAGTGATAGGATTTTTTTGTCTAAAATAATAAGTAATATGTCAATTTTTTTAGAACGAATCGAATACAAACCATTCGAATTCCCAATTTATTACACCGAGGGCTGGCTTAAACAAGCACAGGCCTTTTGGCTTCATACTGAGATCTCTATGCAAGGAGATGTTAAGGACTGGAACGAAAACCTAACTCCGTCTGAGAAGAATCTAGTCGGTAATATCCTCTTAGGTTTTGCTCAAACTGAATGCGCAGTATCTGATTACTGGACAGGCATGGTCACAAAATGGTTTCCGAAGCACGAGATCAAGCAGATGGCAATGATCTTTGGTTCTCAGGAAACGATACATGCAGTTGCCTATTCCTACCTAAATGAGACTCTGGGTCTTGAAGATTTTAGAGCCTTTTTACGTGAGTCTACCACTTCTGCAAAATTCGATTTCCTGATGGAGACTCGGTCAGATTACACACACATCGATCTTTTTGAATCGGCTGATGCCAGAAAGGATGTTGCTCGATCTCTTGCAATATTCTCTGCTTTTGCAGAAGGAGTTTCTCTCTATTCTTCATTTGCGGTTCTCTATTCCTTCCAGATGAGAAATCTACTTAAGGGAATCGGTCAACAAATGAAGTGGTCAGTAAGAGACGAATCGCTTCACTCAAAAATGGGATGCCAACTCTTTAGACACATGTGTGAAGACTATCCAGAGCTTAGAACGGCAGTTCAGTCACAAGTTGAAGAGGCTGCTACCTTAATGGTTGAGCTAGAGCTTAACTTCATCGATAAAATGTTTGAGATGGGAGACCTTGATAACCTTAAGTCAGTCGATCTCAAGGAGTTTATTAAGAAGAGAGCAAATGAAAAGCTTAATGAGCTAGGATACGAAGGCATATTTGAGTATTCAGAAGAACTTGCAAGTAATCTTGACTGGTTTTATCACCTTACTGGTGGTGCAACTTGGACAGATTTCTTTTCAATGCGACCGACTGACTATTCTAAAGCAGGAGAAAATGAAAACTGGGATGAAGATCATCTTTTTTCTTAATTGTAGTTTTATCATCTAACTATAGAATAAATAATTAAAATGATAATTCTATGTATATCTATAAAACTAAAAATTTATTGAATTCTAAAGTATATATTGGAAAAAGTGAAAAAGAGTTTACTGATAAGTATTTAGGATCAGGTAAAATTCTTTGGAGAGCAATAAAAAAATACGGAATCTCTAATTTTAAAGTTGAGCTAATAGAAACCTGTTCATCTATTGAAGAATTAAATATCAGAGAGAAATTTTGGATTAGTTATTATTCAGAAAATTCGTATAATCTTGCAGCTGGGGGAACTGGAGGCTGGACTACTCGGTATTATACAAGTCAGCAGCTTGATAATTTTAAAAAGAATTTGTCAAATTCATTAAAGGGTAGAAAACACTCAGATGAAGTAAAATTAAAATTAAGTTTGAAAAATAAAAATAAATTTTTTGGAGATGCTGCACATCTTTCAGATAAAGTTAAATCTATCTGGGCAGACCCTACTTCTATCTTTAATAGTTTGGAGTATAGAAATAAATTAGCTATTGCTGGAAAAAAAAGAAAATGGTCAGATGAAACTAGGCGTAAGATAAGTGAAAGTAAACTTGGTAGTAAAAATGGAATGGCAATACAAATACAAGTAGACGATGATATATACGCAACTAGACGGGAGTGCGCAAAAAAATATAACATTTCAGAAACTGCTGTTACTAAAAGGTGCTTAAGTAAAAATTTTACCAATTGGAAAATTGTTTCAAAGAATAACTAAAGTTAAATAAAGATTTTTAAAACATAACATGGAAAATAAAGAAATAAATCACGGCGCAGAATTTGGCTGGGAAGTGGGCGTACACTTTCCCGTCTGGGCCAACACAGAAATTTACGCAAAAACTGTATCTAAAGGATACTTACTACCTGGTGAAACACCAAAGGACGCTTATTGGAGAGTCGCGACGACTATCTCTAAGCGTTTAGCCAAGCCTGAGCTTGCCAGCAAGTTCTTTGACTACATCTGGAGAGGCTGGCTAAATTTAGCAACTCCAGTCTTATCGAACACTGGTACTGAGAGAGGCTTGCCGATCTCCTGCTTTGGGATCGATGTTGCTGATTCAATTCAAGATATTGGTGGTAAGAATCTTGAAATGATGTTACTTGCTAAACACGGTGGTGGTGTTGGAATTGGTATCAATCAAATCCGTCCTGCCGGCGCTAAAATATCGCAAAACGGCACTTCTGATGGTGTCGTACCCTTTTGTAAAATATACGACTCATCGGTTCTTGCAACCAATCAGGGATCAGTTCGTAGAGGCGCAGCTTCTGTGAACATGGATATTGAACATGGCGACTTTTGGGAATGGCTTGAAATACGTGAACCTAAAGGTGACGTGAATAGACAGTGTCTTAACCTACACCAGTGCGCAGTCGTTTCTGACTCTTTTATGAGCAAGCTTGAAGATGGTGATAAGGAAGCTCGCCGTAGATGGGCAGCAGTACTAAGAAAACGCAAAGCAACCGGCGAGCCTTACATCATGTACAAAGGAAACGTAAACCGCCAGAATCCAGAAGCCTATAAGAAAAATGGACTAAAGGTATATATGACAAATATATGCTCTGAGATCACCCTGCATACTGACGAGAATCACTCTTTTGTTTGTTGTTTATCTTCACTTAACCTTGCCAAATATGATGAGTGGAAGGACACAGACCTCATCTATACAGCTACGTGGTTTCTTGACGGAGTTCTTGAAGAATTTATCCAACGCGCTAAATACATGCGTGGATTTGAAAACTCTGTGCGCTCAGCAGAGAAAGGTAGAGCACTAGGACTAGGAGTTCTTGGTTGGCATACCTACCTGCAAGAGAGAAACATTCCATTCGATTCTCTACAGGCTCAATTTGAGACCAGAAAGATCTTTTCTCAATTTAAGATCGAAAGGGAAAGAGCAAGTCGCGATCTTGCTAGAGAATACGGTGAACCTCTATGGTGTGCTGGGACTGGAATGAGAAACACTCACACTAGCGCAATTGCGCCGACTGTCTCAAACTCAAAGCTGTCTGGCAACGTTTCTCCAGGAATAGAAGTATGGGCAGCTAACGTGTTTACTGAACAGACTGCAAAGGGTACTTTTATTCGCAAGAATCCTACTCTTGAAAGGGTTCTTGAAAAGATCGGACATAACACCAAGGAAGTATGGGATAAGATTCTTGAAGACGGCGGATCTGTTCAGGGACTTGATTTCATGGACTCTTTCTTTGTAAAAGCAGGAGACAAGTCTTTTCCAATCAGTAAGAATAAGCTCACTAAGCTTCCAGAGATGGAACAGACTTCATATATCCCTCTTAAGGATGTGTTTTTAACATTTAAAGAGGTCAATCAATTGGAATTAGTAAGACAGGCCGGACTTCGTCAGCAGTACATCGACCAGTCTGTTTCTCTTAACCTTGCGTTCCCAAATGAAGTTGAGCCTAAATTTATAAATCAGGTTCACATGGAAGCATACAAAGCGGGAGTTAAGACCCTTTACTACATGCGAACTGAATCTGTTCTTAGAGGAGACATTGCGGCAAGAGCAACAAAAGACTGTCTTGCATGTGATGGCTGATAAATTGCATTAACCCACATTTAAAAGGCAGCAGTACTCAGTATTGCTGCCTTTTTGGTTAAATATATAATACAATACAATCACCAATCAATGAGCAAGCATATTCTTAACTATTCACAATTTATCAACGAGCAGAGCATGGGAGGACCTGTTCTGCCTGGAGCTTCGCCTGAGGCTCCTCCAAAGGACGAAAAGCGTTACAAATTTGTTTTTATAGACGATGACGGTGAGCTTGGACTAAGGAGAAAGAAATATCCAGACGGCACAGTTTCAGCTGACTATCCTACCTACTCAACAACTGAAACCGACATTAAGGACTGGACAGATAAGAACATAAGAGCAGACGGTAAGCTCACAAGCACAGTCGCAGATATTCGTAAGAAAAATATAGTAGATATTGTGACTGGAAAAAAGGTCAATATCGCAGACGATGACATGCCATTCATTGAAAAGTTAAAAAACGCTGTCTCTACTGATCTTTTTGCAGACAACGAACCGGACGTAAATATCATCTTTACCCGTAAGAAAGAACCGACGACTCAACAGGTTGATGTAACCTTCA